ACGTTCAAAAAATGTTATCCATCGTGGAAGACTTTATCAAGAAAAAGCACCTGGTTTGCTACGGCGGAACTGCAATTAATAATATATTGCCGAAATATGCGCAGTTTTATAAACGCGACATTGAGATTCCCGATTACGACTTCTTTTCTGCGAACGCGTTGGACGATGCGAAAGAATTGGCCGATATATATTTTAAGGCGGGATATACTGATGTGGAAGCCAAATCCGGAATGCATTATGGAACATTCAAAGTGTTTGTGAATTTCATACCGATTGCAGATATTACACATTTACACCACGATATATATAAGTCTATCTCAAAAGAAGCAGTACAAGTTGCCGGTATCAAATATGCCCCGCCCGATTATTTGCGAATGGCCATATATTTGGAATTGTCGCGACCCGCTGGAGACGTTTCGCGATGGGAGAAAATAACAAAACGATTGGCGATTTTGAACAAATTTTACCCCATGAAGTTGGATAAAAACTGTTTTGCCATCGATTTTTCTAAAAATATGAATTTGAATATGCCCGACGAACAGCGCTTGCACTTATTGATGCGCGATATTTTTATCGATAATGGGTCTGTGTTTTTTGGAGGTTATTCGACTCATTTGTATTCGAAATATATGCAAGACAATAAACGAAAATTGGTGAATTCCATTCCGGATTTTGATATTATTTCGGAAGACCCAGACAAATGCGCGATGATTGTGAAAGAACGACTTCGTAGAGAAAAAGTCAAACACGTGAAAATCATCCATCACGACGCCATCGGCGAAATCATCCCAAGACATATTGAAATAAAGGTTGGGAAACATAGCATGGCATATATATACGAACCAATTGCCTGTCATAGCTACAATGAAATTATGGTAGACCATAAACAAGTGAAAGTTGCCACAATTGACACTATATTGGCCTTTTACTTAAGCTTCATATATGCCAACATGCCGCATTATGACAAAGACCGACTCATGTGCATTGCAATGTTCTTATTCGAGATTGAACAACAGAATCGTTTAGAGCAACGCGGTATATTGAAACGATTCAGCATTGATTGTTATGGAAAACAACCCACACTCGAAGATATTCGTTCGGAGAAATCCGAAAAATTTAAGGAATTGGGTGATGACCGAACAAGCAAAGAATACCAGATGTGGTTCTTAAAATATGTTCCGGGGGAAATTGCCAAGCAAAAGGGTATCAACAAACACCTGCAACCTGTTGCAAAAACACGTAAAAATCGACACATTCAAGAACATGGGCCCGAGCCCGAATCTACGCCGGAACCCGAATATGAAAATCCGTTATTAGCATTGTTGCGAAAACGCATCACATAGACACGCAATATTTGTTATATTTCACTAATAAATGTTGTAAACTTGTATACAGAATAATACATAGTTCCAAATAATACGCTTTTGAATAACAGTCCTGCCATGTTAAAGTTGCCGTCGGCATGATACAACGACAAGAATGCAAACCGTTTGAAAATAAAGGTATTAATAACCGGCAATTGAAAAAAGAAAAACAGCACCGCGATGAAAAACGGAACTTGTATGTCGTTTAATATATTGTCCCAATGATTTTGTTGTCGTTTCTTTTGCTCATATTCCTTTAAGTTTTGCTCGGTCATGTCGTAATGGTCTTTCACATAGTCGCGGTCTAAACTGTGTTTGGGAATATAATTGGGTTGTATTGCTTCGTCATTTGAATATTGAACCGTATTTTGTGGAATGTCTCGCGACGGCAGTCGTTGTTGACTCATATTCTGGAACACTTCCATATTGGGGTCTTGGACGAATTGAATATTTTCGGGTGGGGCAAATTGTTGCGCACGCTGTTGTGATTGAGCCGGATTTTCCATAATTGGATTACTCGCGGACACCCCATATGGGTTTGGATGTATATTAATCGGGGTATAATTGGTCGGTACATCACCGTCTATTTTACTCGTTTTTGAATTCGAAATACTTATTGAGGTCGGTGGTATCGCGCTGGCATACGCATTTGTGGTCTGTCTAGCGCTACCGTCCATTGGTAAATCCGCAATGCGTGTAGTATTTTCCATAAACTATACAATAATAAATATACCAAATATTGTATAGTTTAACGAATAGTATGTATTCTTGCTAAAGCCATAGAGACAAATAGAAATATTATTCCGTGTCTGGCTTTTTATCCATCAAATCAATTTGGCGCTTGGTTGTATCACAGCTGTCTGTTTTCGTGCTATACTTGTAACATTTGTCGCCGTGCTTATATATTTTACCTTCTAAATCGGTCACAATGGGTCCGTTGAACTTTATGCAGTTTTTATCCGTGCATACTTTGCGAAATAATGTAGCGAGCCCGAGTCCTAATATAATAGAAATAAATATATGCCCCAAGTCTGTGTATAACAGGCGTTTAAAGTTCATGGTATATATTATACGTGTGGAAAATATATACAATTCGAGAGAACAGATTCATATGCATCTAGTTAGATGACCTATTGCTGCACCGGTACTTTGGATATTTCACTTGGATTCGTTGGACATATGACTTCTTCTTGTGAAAACGAAAAACATGTGCCAGTTTTGTCCTTATATTGCAATATGCTGACGTTTTCGGGGGTGGGATATACATATATGGTGCGAAGGTCGGGCATAGAGATATATACCGCAAACAATCCAATGACTAAACTTAATAAAAAGAAACGAGCGTCGATAAATTTGAATATTCCCATGTTTGTTATAGTATAATGGCATATAATTTACTACGCGCAAAATGTTATTACCAAAACCAATTGCAACAATAATTTGGAGGTTTAATCTCGATTACTGCGCCATCTACAATTTCAAGTTCGTCATTAAACCCACGACGATATACATTCACTGCATTACTCATCGTAATGAGTTGTTCGTAATTTTTATACACGTTGTTTAAATATATTTTAGATTCGCTTCCACTGAGAGTTTCATCGAGTTCCATGAATTTTAATATTTCAATGCTCAACTTGTAATAACTCTTATGCGAATCCAGCTCAATTTCCATCCGTTTTTGCAAATTCCACAGTAATTCTATACTTGTAAGAATGCCACATAAGAGAGATAATAGTGAATTTACAATAGAGATTGTGGATTGTGAAATATGAGATTCGATTCCCACTGCAATAAACGAGTTGATTCCACTCAATAAAATTACGGGTATACGAAAAAATGAAAATAATACATTCTTGTAAAAATGATACCGTTTATTATGATAAATGCTCAAATGTATGCAATTATTTCGTATTTTTTTCAGTATCTTATATACATCTTCCTTCTTGATAGATAAAGAACTGTCCTCATTCGAATCGTTTGAGTGAGAACTATTATCATTATTTCGGTTTAAATCGATAGATAAGTTTGATGAATGATATCGGTCGTCATATGTATCGTCGTTCATGTTAATTACATACAACATGCGTTTATATTTTATATTGTTTAAGGTGTACAACAGTGTAATAAGTAATACTTTCGAATATTACTTACTACGAAAAATGGTCAGTTGGTCACAATTTTACGCCTTCTTCTTCTTCTTTTTGTTCTTCTTCTCACCAGAAGCGGCCGCCTTTGCTTTGTCTTCTTCGTCCAACATCTTAGCCAAATCCGGATGAATGAATGACTTTTCTTGCGCTTCTTCATCGTTTAACTTGAAGACTAAGTGATTCGGGTCACCTGTCGAAGTGACCGAGTATTTCTGCTGTAGAGCTAACTGTTCTCGTTTACGCTGCATCGCCTTCTCAAACTCGTCTTGTTTTTCTTTTTTCAGTTTCTCGCGACGTTGCGCAGCACGGTCCAACACCTTGGTCTTATTTTCCTCCTTTCTCAACATACGGTCTAACGCGCCTTGATCAAACTTTACATTCTTCCCCATTCCACCCATGCTCTTTGCCATATTTTGAAACATTTCTTTGAAATTTTCGCTACCGCCCATTTCCTTCATTTTACTCATCATGTCACCGGCTTCTCTCATAATTTCGTCCTTGGATATGGAACCGTTTTTCATCTTTTCGTCCAACTTCGAACTGACTGTCTTCATTAGGCTGGAAATCTTCGCGGGGTTTTGCATTAGTTTCTTGATAACGTCCTGCGGATTTGCATTGGCATTAAGACCGTCGCCCAATACATCTTTAAACTCATCCGCGATTTCCTCTGCCATTTCCTTGGCGAGTGTTCCAATCTTACCTTCGAACAATGTCTTGAGTGTGTTTTGCAGATTGTTTAAATCGGGCATGCCTTCCATGTTGGGCATATGCTTAAACATGTTTTCGAAGTTTGCACTGCTTGCATTGCTAGCACCCTCTTCTGGACTGGACTGCTCACCTGTACCCGTAGCAGAGGCATCGGCGTTGTTCTCGGGAGACATCTTTTCAAAAAATCCGGTAAGATTTAACATGGTCTCGTTCAACTTCTCCTGTAAATCTTTTTCATCGATTCCTGCAAATAACTTTGCCGTCTCACCGAAATCAGATTTATCGTTCGCCGAACCAACCACCGTAAACAACATCAACTGCAAATATTTCCAAATAATCTTCTTGCTGTTTGCACTTAACCCTTCGCTGTTAAAAATCAACTTGAAACTCATGTTCGGGAAAAAATAAACATCGGCATCGCTATCTGGTTTGAAGATGTCCTCGTTTTGATACAATATATCAAAAAATCGCACAGGATAAATCTTTCCGCAAAATAGGAACAATGTTTCTAATTGGTCGTCCGTCGTGTCTTCGTCACCCCATTTACTCCACATGTGAGAAAACTCGGGGAATGAAGTAGATAAATCGCGAGTGAAATCGGCGACGAGCGCCCTAAAGTTGGATGGAATTTCCGTTTTTGTCGTCGGCATTTTTATAGTATATCATAGAATGTTGTTTAAATACTTTTCCTCCTTCTATACAATTATTCGTCGTACAATCGAATCGAGTCGGTCGTATTTTTAATGCCAGGTGTGCTATAACTCGAATATTCGTTGTCGGCAGATTCGTACCCGACTTCTTCCGGCCATACTAAATTTATAGGCAATGTATTTGTAGTAAATAAGTTGGGTCCAGGTGGATTGACCTGACTATGCCGGTCGAACTGTGTATTTATTCTATTTAATCTGCGCAAAACGGGCACAGGTGGGATTTTTAATGCGTTATTCAGGTTATTAAACTTAATTCGGTCGTTGCCGGGAGTATGTGCTTGTTGATTTCCTTGCGACGAATGTCTCCCGAAAATATACATGCCACCGTCGACTGCGCCAATATTCCAAAACGCGAGATACAAATCGTTCAACAACTGTGTGATTATACCGTCTTTTTGCATATTATGTTCGGCTACGTATGTTTGTATTTTATCGAAGAGGTCCTTTATTTGTTGTTTTTTATTATTTAATTCTTCGGGGGGCATTCCATTATGAATATGCTTTGCCTCGTATAACGCTTCTAATATACACTGTCGAAATGCAAACTTAATGATGATATTGTCGTGGACAACATTTCCGTCCATGTCAATCAGCTCGGGGAGTTTTAACACAGTTTCTTCGATATGGGCCGTATATATCCCAGCTTCTTCCTGACGCACTGCCTCTGCGTTAATGGTTGCAATAATATCGCACGGTGTTTTGGTTTTAACATGGTAATATTTTTTGATTTCGCCGATTAGCGTGCTTTCATATATGTCTGTCGTCCATTTATTATTTGCCCAATCATATATGAGACCATTTTCAACTTGCACATGGACATTTTGTAGACATGGGTACAATACCTTATGTAGTGATTCCCCGTAAACTAACGATGCATTTTCGAGTTTATCAATGAAATGATATTCGCTGTTTTTGGAATTACTGAGTTCGCTCAATAATTTGGCATTGTGGTCAGTTCCAAATCCAATATTGATGGACATATAATCGGTTGAAATACACTTAAGTAGTTCGGCCGATGTCGTCGCACCGCAGGTTGGTTCGCCGTCGGTCATGAATATATGCACACATGTATGGTTTGGATACGTTTCAGCGTATGATGTAATACTAGCAGTTGCCGCAGTCAATGCCGCTTCGATATTGGTGCTACCATCTGCATCGATAGTGGTCAATGTATCAATAATGCCAGGCAAACTTTGCGAAGACACTTTGACCGGGTCTACAATTGTTTTTATTGTTTCGTTGAATGTGTTTATTTGGACGTAAATGTCAGCTTCCTGTGTGGATACGTATTTCATGATACTTTTTAACGTTTGAATTGCATATTGCATTTTTGTATTGGCGTGTTTAACGCAGTCTCCCATGGAACCTGTCGTGTCAACCGTAAACAATATGAATATGGGGCGATTCGTAATTTTTACTGAGTTTAACTCCAGAACCATGATACCAAACGTCTCGTCATCGTCGGTGCCTGGATTTACCGGAAGAACTGGGTAATTATTCAACTGTATATACGTATTTTTAATGGGCATTTCTTATATTAAGGATTTTGTGTCTAATTTATAAATTGTTTATGGCGCAAACTTTTATCAATTTTACGACAGAAATTTATACGTTGGTCATTATTGCATGTTGCAGATAAATTAAAGATATATGTATATAAATATATGGCAGGAAAAAAAAGGTCTGGTTTAGCAAAGTATAGAAGAGCGTATGGGTGTTGTGGACATTCGCAATCGACACCAGTTGTTCCAATAACTTACACATTTACTTATGATGGTAATACCAACACAAGCGGAAATGCTCCAATTGACGGTTCTTCTCCATACGCATCTGGTTCAACTGTTACAGTTTTAGGAAATTCGGGTTCTACTGTATTAGCAAAATTCGGTTTCGCCTTTGCTGGATGGAACACAGCCGCAAATGGTTCTGGAATATCTTATTCACAAGGAAATACATTTACAATTAACGCTAATACAACACTGTATGCTCAATGGACACCAGTTGTTCCAACAACTTACACATTTACTTATGATGGTAATACCAACACAAGCGGAGATGCTCCAATAGATGGTTCTTCTCCATACGCATCTGGTTCAACTGTTACAGTTTTAGGAAATTCGGGTTCTACTGTATTAGCAAAATTAGGATTCACCTTTGCTGGATGGAATACAGCAGCAAATGGTTCTGGAATATCTAATTCACAAGGAAATAGATTTACAATTTACGCTAATACAACACTTTATGCTCAATGGAGAGCAGTGGATTCTTCTCCTCCATCACCGCCAACATCATTATCCAGTGTAGGAGGAAATCAAGCGGCGTATATTTTGTTCACACAAGACGGGGATGTAACAAACTACGAATATTCGACTGATGATGGAGCCACATTCGTAGCGTTTAATCCACCACAAACTTATAGTCCTGTAGTAATAACCACTCTCTCGTCTGGTGGAGGAGTAACTCGTTTAACAAATGAAACCTTATACACAGTCAAATTAAAAGCAGTAAATTCTGCAGGACCAAGTAGCGAATCAGTTTCTGTTAATGTCACTCCCACAATAACAAGCTTGGCAACCAGTGGACGTTTAATAAATTTAGATGCAAATAATCCAAGCTCTTACCCGGGCTCAGGTACTGCTTGGACAAATCTTGATTCGGGTGGGCTTTATAGTGCAACACTCATTGCGTCGCCAACGTTTGATAATATAAATAAATGGTTTACATTTAATGGTATCAATCAAGTTGCAGAAATTGCAGCAGCGGATGCAATTAATCCAATTAATCCAACAACTCCACCCACTCCATTTAATCCATTTACTATTCAAATATGGGCACGTGTTAATACATCATCACCTAATTTCACATCTGCTGGCTTGATAAGCAAGCAATTTGGGGTTACATATGATTATGATGGATATAGTTTAAGTCTAAACAATTCAGGTGCAGTTAGTCTTAATATGAACGGTCAGTCAGTTAATGGAATTTATGAGTCCTCTACAAATGTATATAGAAATGGTTGGGCTTTGTATACTATTGTAGTGAGATTTGGAGGTGGGTCAGGTAACCTAAGTTATGCTTATGTAAGCACTAGACGTGTTGTTACAGCGGATAATGGCGAGGGTGGTATGTCATCTCCAACAGCACCCTTGCAATTTCCACGAGGAATACAGGATGCAGGTTTCAATTTCTGCCCAGCCGATGTTGGCGCCTTTTATTTATATAATACTGCATTGTCACAAGAAACTATCATACAAAATTTTGATGCAACAAAACCCACATATCAAGTGGTGTAGATGAGCTAGGTGAAAATGTATAAATCATAAAATACATGTAACTATGAATCCGCTGCATCGTGATTGTAAAAAATTGACAATAGCATGTCCATTAAAATGTAAGTATTCAAACCAAGCAAATAGCTCAAATAATCGATACAAATGTCATTAAATATTTATATTCCGCGCATGTTAGGCACGGTAACTAAAAAAACAATACAAGACTCGTTCAATGCACTCGGTATTGGACGAGTGGATGAGATAGACATGGTTTACAAAGTCAATGAAAACCGCAATGCCTATTATTTCGCTTTCATAAAAATATCTCCCTACAATACGCCTCAATCGGTTGCATTGCAGCGTAACCTAAATAAAAATAAATACATTCGATTCACATATGACGAAGAAGCTGGCCAATACTGGGAAATCAAAAAATATATTCCTCGCGACCAACGTGGTCTACACCGCGATGATGTAAGCGCAAATCGTCTACGCAGCGATACTCATCGACTATTTACGTCATTCGATGTAGTGAACGGAACCGAGAACACCCCGGTGAACCCGAATAATGTCTGGAAAAAAACTACGCAAGAACCAATGCTGGGTTTGTTTGGAATAACATCTACCATTTGGACACCACTCGTGCCAATCATCGATAGCATCACAAACGCTTTCACTTCCAAACCAAGCGCATTCACGGCACAAGACAAGCTAGATTTAGTAGAAGAATACGAGGAACTAGAGAAACAAATACGTATACAAATATGTATTTAGTAGGGGTAACCCCCGTCCCAGATTTTACAAATTGTATTGTTGTATTTTTTATTAGTAATAATTTATATCTGTATTTTATAAATGTCAAACGATTATATATTTCAAAACGAAAAACTAAAAAATAGTTTTAAAAATATCATATCCATAATACGTGAGATTGGCAATATGAAAAACAACGTCGCATCCAAACTGGGTGAGTTGAAACGATTGCACGGCGAGATGATTCGAGACAATAACAAGCAAATCTTTCTCTTCTGTTTAGATTCCTTCTATTATCAATACAAAATCTTTTCGATGGAATTTGAACACATAAAGAAGTTACGGGCATTATTAAACAACCGAATGTATTGTGATTACTATAAATTGCACAATATGATTGTCAAATTCTGTAAAGAACGATTGCACGATGATTCATTATCCATACGCTCATTCCCTGTTTATAAAGACCTGGAGCCATTTCAGGAGTACTGCATTGAAGATATTACAGCATTACATGAAAGTATATTGAATCTACTCAACATGCTATATTTGGAAACTGTCAATAAGGAGAACTCAATATTGCATTACAACGACAATCATAAAGTAGGGTTCTCCATTTCGAACTTTTTAAACACATTGACACATGAAAATCGCATATTGCAAGACCAAATCACACTGTATGTTAATTATATTTCTTTTTTTCACATATCACAACAGAAACAATTGAAACGGTGCCATCATCGCATTGCCGACTTTTATAAAGAAGTTGACGAGAACATCAATATGAATTACACGTTCTCAATTGAAGACATCAAAGACGAACACCCATTGGATATATTAGATGATATTGTTGACCCGGCCGATGAATTACCTGCCGCTCCTGCTCCGTCTGCTGACCAAAGCCCTGCACAAAATACCGAATCTGCACCGATAAACGCGTCAAATACTCTCATCGCCAATCCAAATGAAGAAAATGCGTTAGTTCCAGTAGCAGTCGAATCCTTACCCAAATTTAAGTCATTGTCGATGATGATTCCCCCGTAAAATCATACATTATCATTTAGCCAGTTATACAGGATAGGCTGTTTTTTTTGTAATTATATTATATTAGTACCAAATATAATATAAATATGCCTTCTGAAAAACCTACAGATATTATTCCTCCCCCATCGCCGGTCACTACGGATGAACCGGAAACGATTCGAACTGATACGAATACAACCAAAGATGCAAGTAACCCAGCGGACCAATCCAAATCAAAAAAGGTAGAGTGGTCACCAGAAAATGAAGTCATTATGGTAGAATGGTGTGACATTGCACAGTGTTATAAATGGCTGAATACTCGTGCTCATGCAAAATATTCATATTTCCATGCCTGGTTTACGATACCTGCTATTATTTTCTCGACACTCAGTGGAACTGCATCGTTTGCACAAGACAGTTTGCCTGATTCTATGCGTGTATATGCTCCGGCAGTAATCGGTAGTATTAACATTCTGATCGGTATATTAACAACTATCCAGCAGTATTTGAAGATATCTGAGTTGAATGAAGCACATCGTGTAGCGTCTATTTCATGGGACAAATTCGCGCGTAATATCCGCATTGAACTTGCAAAGAAGCCAGCCGAACGTGGTGATGCGGGTACATTTATTAAACATTGCAGAGGTGAATTTGACCGTCTT